AGACTCGGGTAGTTTGCTTTGGTCGGTTTGATATATGTCTATGCCTAATTGGCCAGCTACAGCATCATTAAAAGGCTTAGCTTGCATATCTTCAGCTATTTTAGTAACGTAGTCAGTGCGTTCTTGTATAGACGCTGGATCTTGCGAATAAGCTTTAATGTCGTAAGATCTATCAGCCATACCGTTAACTACAATATCCACAAACTTTGGTATTATAGGCACTGGTTTCCAGTCTAAGTTTAAATAAGACAGATCACCATTAATAGATAACTCATCTTTATATTTTCTAACAGACTGTTCTCCTCTAGCGTATAGTCTTAACGAGTGAAATGATTGCTTTGATGTTGAATATCTACCTGATCCATTTTTGCCATCGTAACCATCTTTAGTATTAAACCACTCGTGTTCTATAGCTTTACCAACCTTAGTACCGTATTCGATACTCATCTTCTCTAAATCACTAACCGCTTGGCTGGGAAAAGAACTCTTTATAGCTTTATTAATCATTTATTTAAATTATTTTTGATCTTGATCCTTTATTGTCGTACCTTTTTATTCCAAGGTTTATACTTTTAACTTGTCGCTCTTGAACTGGTGTATAAAGGTTTTTATTACAAGCCATTACAGCTAGTCCAGAGCTTATTGAGGCATCAAACTTTGTTCTATTATTTATATCAAATCTTGCCCAGTCTTCTAGTGTTCTATTGAAATACATATCACCACAGCCCTCGCTATTAATGCCAACGTGTTTTTCTATATAAGATTCTATAGCCGCAGCATGTGATTGCTTCATGTCTTGCGAAGAGTTTGGTATACCACCTATTTCTTTCTCTGTCACCGATAACTTACTGTAAACTTTGTCGGGCCTGTTCATTGAAAAGCCTCTGTAACCTCTTCGCTTAAAATGGTATAATAATCTTGGTTTATTGTTTTCTGCTAATATAGGCATGCCATAAAAAATACAAGCCATAAGCACGTCTTCAAAAAATATTTCAGCTGTTTGTGGTCTAGCAACGTATTCTAAAAAAAAGCTATTAGCAGGCGCTTCTTCCATTGAGTATTTAGTAAGCCCGTGCAACGCTCCGTTAGATCCTATACCGTCAACAGTTCCTGATATATCGTAACTGTCACAACCAAATGCTCCAACGTGTTCATTACCAGGAAACTTAATACCGTTTTTAAGCCTTATTCTGTTTTGCATTTCTAACTTTGGTACCCAGCTAACTTTAAACCTGCCGTTTTTATTAGGCACAAACTCTACAGTAGTATCTTTAATGCCGTTTTTCCATTGAAACGAACCCAACGTAACAAGTGACGACCTAGTTATGTCATCGTTGTAATCTATTTGCTCGTATATTTTAGTTAGATTAAAAAGCGACTGTTTTGCTTCGTCTCTAAATGCATGACTCTCTGTGCGTGGAAACTGTCTGTAAAATTCGTTTAAACCATCTTGATCGTTTTTTAAACCTTCTACTTCGTTATCCCAGTACTCTATTACTCCTTGATCGATCTTGTCGCCATACGCATTAAGTACTGGCTTGTTCGGAGTGTCAAAGACAGGTGCTCCATACATGTCAATATATCCTTCGTAGTTCCATTCCATAGGTATGAACAAAGAATATAGTCCTGAGCTAGTCTGTCCATTGCGGTTTCTTTGTGTAATATCTGAGTCATAATAAAGCTTTTTAAAATTGTCTCCACCTTTATCTAATGAGTTGCTTGTTGAACCCATCATACACTTTCCAATAATTCTACTACCTAATCTTAGCGTGGTTTTCGTGACACGCCAGTTGTTGAGGATGTTCGTCGGGCGTTCCCATTTACCGCTTTCGTCGTGGACGAGTAGTTTGAGCTTTTCACCGTCATACGAGTTGTCGCCCGTATTCTTCCAGTCGATCGTGGTGTCGAGCCCGTCGAGTTCTCTAAGAGTCTCATTGTTCTCGAGTTTTTTACGCGTGTATTTCGTCGCGGGGACGCGATACGCGAGTTCTGTCTTTGGCCTGTCCATACCGTCCTGTATCGGCTTGAAAAAGAAGGGGTAATTAACCGATATCGGTACCACCTTGTCTGTAAACATCTTCTTCGCATCTGGTCCACTCTTCGATAGTATTCCATATCTAGAGTCAGAGGATATGGTTGCCAGGTTAACCACCTCGCCTGATGCCATAAATGAAAATCCAGATCGTCTATTCTTAAGGTAGCACAATCCATAGGATCGTACATCGGCCTTACAAGCTTCCCAGAATATATAGAATAATCTATTTGACTCGCGAAAGTCTGGTTGACCGACATCAATTTTACTCCACTGCAAGTACATGTAGTGAGTACCAGTAAGGTAAGTAGCAACATCTTTATTGTAAAACCAAAAACCTTTTTCTCTGTAAGTAAATTCATTATCGATGTAATCATACCATTGTTCTTTAAATTCTTCAGGATATTCTTCCCAATCAAATACAGATTTTATTCTTTGAAGATCTTTAGGATATTCGGTATGCTGCCAAGCGTTAGATTTAAATTTTTTTATATCTACGGGTTTTGGTAAAGCTATTTTAAGGTTTTGTATTTCATATACCTCACCTATCTCACCTGTTTTAGATATAACAACCATATCGTATTCTTTGTTATACCCGTAACCCCACTTTTTGTATCTATTTTTATTTTTTAATACCTTGGCTTTTACGTGGTCTTTTAGTATTTTTACTAGAGTTTGTTTGTAACTCATGTTGACCTACCTTCAGCAAAGCCCTTGAAAGTTTTTTCTTTAGTTTCTTTTTTAGGCTTTTCGTTTAACATTTCTTCTTCAAGCTGTATTCTAGTTAGTATTTCAAACGCATCAAATATAGCTAGCTTTTTAGTAGCCGCGGCGTTTTTAAGTCTATCAGCTGTTATGTCATCTCCTGAATCTACAATAGGTTCCTTAGCTACCTTAATAAGTTCGTCCACAGCCTTTTGCCCAGCTTGGATTATATTCAACTTCGTCTCCTTTGTATTCATATTTAATTGTAATATCATTAGTGCGCATACGGTATAATCTGTTCTCGTCTATGATAAACTCATACTCGCTGCTGGGGCTGAATCCAACTAGATCCCCCTCGTGTATTTTAAACGCTTCTAACGAGCTATTACCGTATTTTAATATACCAATATGTTTTTGCTCTTTTTCTTCGCTTATAATTTGTTTTTCTTTTTTAAGTATAGGTTTAACAAAACAAAAATTACCAGGCGCTTTCCACTGATTGTTATGTTTGTAAAGAAATATTTGATCGTAATAACAAAAATACATGTCTTCTTTAAAATACGATCCACTGTTTTTTTCAACACCTCTTACGTTATAAAACCTTCTAAACACATTGTGGTGAACTATAACCTCGTCGCCAATACTAAGATCTGTATCACCTATTAAAGGCAATGACATTACAACGCCAACTCGATTAACAAACTTGTGATCGTCCATTGTTGTGTTTACAATTAGTTTTTTATCACCAACTTCTACTTCATTTGTATATCTACCGTTTTTTGGTTGTATAATGAAGCTGTATAAACTTTGCATTAGTACTCTAGATTATATTCAATTGATATAGCCATATTGGAATTAAACTTTTTCCACGGTATAACTTCATTGTTTTTTTCTATATATATATTATATGATCCATCTTTTTGATCATGCAATATATCAGAAATGCAATGACCTCCGTAAACCTGTTGACCTACGGAGTAATGCATTGCTTCATTTTTGTAATCTGCGCCTATACTTATTTTTCTAATCAGCTTGGCCATCTTCTTCAACTTCTTCTTCTACGATTTCTTCGTAAGATCCGTCTTCAAGGTTTACTTTAATTTTACCGTACTTTTCTTCTAGAGTTTCATTTAACTCTCTAGATTTACCTACAACCTCTGCAAACGCGTGAAGCAGCTCGTGCTTTTGTGCTTCAATAGCACCAATATCTGACAGCAATCTAACCTTAGTTGTTTGCTGTGCTGTTAATTGTTCTAGTTCTTTTTTTTCTATTTTTTTACTCATGTTAATTTGATTTAATTATTATTTAATTTACTATATACTAATCACTTATATTAGTGTTTATTTACTTATTGATTTAAACTTTTCAGCGCCTCGAGAGCCAAAGTATGCTACGTATACTGTTATTAGTAAAGACTTCAAAAGATCAACCCAGCCTGAGTCAACATCAAAGCTTTCACCTATACTGTCTGAGAATATTAATAATACCATAGATACTGTTAAAAATATTAAAGTAAGTGGACGTGTGTTTTTACTAAGCCATGAATCACTTTTCATGTCACTATCCCAGCGCTTTGATATTTCTTGCATTTCCACCATATCTTGCTCTAATAACTTTAAAGCTTTTTCTTTGTCTTCTGGTGGTAATACGGCTGGATCTTCTTTTTCAATAAGACTTTTAACCATACCTAATACGCCGGCGTCAGGCAATAAATCACCTGCCACGCCTAGTATACTTGGTACCTTGTCTATTAAAAACTTACCAACTTTTGTTTCTTTAAATTTCTTTTTTGGTTTACTCATTACCACTTAACTTTATTAGCCCAGTAAGCTGCGCTTAGTTTACCTTTTGCTATGTTTTTTCTATGTCTAGCTTTAAAGCTTTTACGTCTTGCTTTTTGTTTAGCTGATTCACCTTTTTTAGGTTTACCAGCAGTTGTAACACCTTGTTGACCAAACCTTATAATTCTCTGTGTACCGCCAGAACAAGCCTTCACTACGTGAGATTTAGTCCTGTGTTTAGGAGTTCTTCTAGGCTTATTACAAGCCATAGATTTTTTATTTAATTTAGCCATTTTATGTTACAAATTTAAAGCAGCAATACGACTTGCTTGAGACGTAGATAAAGTAGATACAAATAAGTCTTTGGCCATTTTTAATCTTAAATGCCCTTCACTTCTAAATAAATCATCAACTTGATCTTCAGTTCTTTCGTTTTGAGCAATAGCTTGAATAGTTTCGCAGATTACAATATTATCTACTGATGCTGCTACATCAATTGTTGCTTGGTCTTGTGTGTATTCCATTTTGTTTTTTTTAAAAAAAATTATTAATTATTGTTTACTTTCTAGTTCTTTTACTTTAGCAGAAAGATCTTGAACTGCTTTTACTAATATTGGCACTAAGTTGCCATATTTTGCTTCTATACGATTTTCATTAATATCATATACTAAATCTAATATTTCATTTTCACCGTTAGGCATAGCTGCTTTTAATTCTTGAGCTATAAAGCCTACACGTTTTTTACCTTGCTTTGCATCTGCTGCATTCTCAGGTCTAAAATCCCAAGTAAACTCTACTGGTCTTATTGAATCAATAAAATCAAGTCCAAAGCTACTATCTTTAATATCTGTTTTATCTCTACCATCAGATAAACTAGCAATACTTGTATCAGCACATCTTAACGCTGTAATATTTGCATCACCTAGCGTAAATTCATTATCTGCATCTACAGCTGAAGACTCAGCGTTAAAACCTAAAGTTGTACAGTTACTACCAGTTGTTTGAGCATTTGCGGCTTGATGACCAACTATGGTGTTTTTAACACCAGTAGTTATATGATTACCAGCTTGATGACCTACACCTGTATTAAACATAGAAGTTTGACTAGATGCTGTTAAATCTTGAAAAACATAATTACCTATAGCAACACATTGATTAACTTCCATCGAGTTATTACCTCTCAGCGCGCTATGACCTACAGCTACGTTATCTTGACCTACAGTGTTGTTAAAAGCTAAAGCATCAGAACCAATAGCAATATTTCTATACCCTGTTGTAAAAGCTTGACCAGCTCTTCTACCAACAAAAACACCAGTACCCGTTGTTGCTGATAAACCAGCTTGAGACCCAACAAAAACACTTTCAGTAGCAGTAGTAACTGCTTTACCGGCTCTATAACCTATTGCAACGTTTTCTCCATCTGTTCCAGCGTTTTGCGTTGTTAAAGCTTGATAACCTATTGCTACGTTATTACCGTGAGCGTCTTCTGTGCTTAAAGCTTCATAGCCTATAGCTACACTTCTACCTCCACTAGTAAGAGCATCACCTGCTAAGCCACCTATAGCTACATTGTAAACACCAGTAGTCATACTTAAACCAGCATTATAACCAACAGCTACGTTTCCTGCGTCAGCACCAGCATTTAAAGTTTGAAGTGCAGCATAACCTACTGCAGTATTATTATCGTGTGAATCTTCAGCGCTTAAAGCGTTAAATCCTATAGCTACATTTTTTTGAGCTGTAGTTATAGCATCTCCTGCTTGTTGACCAATTAAAACATTCCAATCACCACCAGTCACCTGTGAACCAGCACCTTGACCAATAATAACGTTACCTTGTGCGCCAGTTAAAGCATTACCAGCAACTTCACCTATAACAACATTATCAAATCCAGTTAAATTACCAGCTCCAACAGCTCTATAACCTACAATTGTATTTCTACCTCCAGTAGTCATTACATCTCCAGCTCCACCTCCGATAATAGTGTTATTAACACCTGTTGTTATACTTTTACCGGCTTGATAGCCTATTGCTACGTTTTCAGCATCACTACCAGCGTTTTGCGTTGTTAAAGCTTCATAACCAACCGCAACATTTTTTCCATGTGCGTCTTCGGTTTTTAAAGCAAGGTGACCTACCGCTACACTGTCTGAACCTGTTGTAATAGATTGACCAGCACCTCTACCTATAAAAACATTTTCATGCCCTGTAGTAGCAGAAAGACCAGCGGCCCAACCAATAGCTATATTATATGAATCTCCAGTATTTAAAGTAGCTAAAGCTTGATAACCCATAGCTATATTGGTGCTACCACCATCTTCAGAGCTTAAACTACCAAACCCTATAGCTATATTAGTAGAACCAGTCGTTAAAGCATCACCAGCTGCTTCGCCGATACACACGTTATAGTTTCCACCTGTTATACTTTTACCAGCATCATGTCCTATTAAAACATTTTTTACACCTGTTGTCATAGCTACACCAGATTGATATCCAATAGCAGTGTTGTAAGCATCGTTTCCAGCATTTAACACTTTTAAAGCTTGATAGCCTACTGCTACATTGCCGCCGCGTGCATCTTCTGTTGATAAAGCCTCGTGTCCTATTGCTACGTTTTCAGCACCTGTAGTAAGAGAGTCACCAGCGTTATTACCTATTAAAACATTTTTTTGCCCTGTAGTCAAAACTCTTGCTGCGTAAAAACCTATTGCAATATTGTTATTTTGAGCGTCATTATTTTGATTAAGTAAAGCATTATCGCCTATACCTATACTTCTAGATCCAGTATCTTCAGCGCCTAAAGTATCTCTACCAATAGCTATGTTATTACCACCACTAGTTAAAGCATCACCAGCAGCGTAACCCATTAGTATGTTTTGCGTGCCTGTCGTCATTGCTACACCTGTTTGAGCACCAATAGCTACATTAAAGTTTTTAGTACCAGCTGTTCTTAAAGAACTTTCACCTATAGCTATATTACTAGCTCCGGCATCAAAATTACGACCAGCAGAATCTCCTAAAAATACGTTGTCAGTACCTGTTGTTAACGCTGTAGCTGCTTCAAAGCCTACAGCCACATTGCCTGTTCCACTAGTTATAGCGTCCATAGCTGCTAAACCTAAAGCTGTGTTATTTGAAGCACTGCTTAAAGTACCTGTTGTGCTGTGACCTACTATAATAGAACCAGTAAAATTAGTACCCTCTACTTTACCAGCAACACCACCACCACCTGCGGCAGCTAATACTATACCACCGTCACTTGAACTATATGTAAGCACGTGTCCGTCTGTAGAACCAAGACCTGGTATTCTAAGTAAGCTAATATTTGTGTCACCTAAAGTTATTTCGTTATTAACAGTAGCAGAAGACGGCGCAGCGTTGAAGCCTATAATAGTATTGTTATCACCTGTTGTAATACCACCACCGCTGTAACCAGTTCCTAGTAAAGTATTGCTGTGACCTTCTGTTATAGTTCTACCAGCATAACCTCCAATTAAAGTATTTTGATAGCCTGTTGTAACTGCAACTCCTGCGTTGTGACCAAAAGCAGCGTTAGCCGCATTGTTACCAGCGTTTTGAACTCTTAAAGCTTCACAACCTACAGCTGTATTAAAGTTATGACCATCTTCTGCCATTAAAGCTTGATAGCCTATGGCTGTGTTATTAGCACCTGTAGTTAAACCACTTCCTGCTTCAGCTCCAATTATAGTATTTTTTATTCCAGTAGTCATACTGTCTGCTGTATTATAACCTATACCTACGTTACCAGCATTAGAACCCGCATTTAAAGAACTTAGTGCATACCAACCTATAGCAACATTATGGCCGTTACCATCTTCAGCAGTTAATGCGTTATAACCTATAGCTACGTTTTTACCACCTGATGTTAAAGCATCTCCACTAAAAGCACCTACTAGTACATTTTCTGTACCTGAAGAAACTGCATATCCAGATCTATAACCTACAGCTGTATTATAAGGTGTACTACCAGCATTTTGAACTCTTAATGCCTCGTTACCAATAGCAACACTTCCTCTACCAGTATCTTCATCTCCTAAAGCATCATATCCTACTGCTACATTATGAAAACCAGTTGTTAAAGATTTTCCTGCAGAGTGACCAGTTAAAACGTTTCCATAACCTGTTGTTGTAGCAGCGCCAGCTTGGTAACCTACAGCCGTGTTAAGTGCGTTGTAACCAGCGTCTTGGACTTTTAAAGCCTCAAAACCTATGGCTGTATTTTGCCCGTGAGCATCTTCTGCTGATAAAGCTTGGTGACCTAAAACAGTATTACCGGCTCCTGTAGTTAAAGCATCTCCTGCTAAACTACCTACTACAACATTGTAAGCACCTGTTGTTAGTTCTTTTAGTGCTGAATACCCCACAGCAACGCTATAATCATCAGATCCAGAATTTTTATTTCTAAGAGCTTCGGCTCCAACACCTACAAACTTTCCATTAGCATCTTCGTTTTGACCAACTCTTATACCTACACACACGGCACTGTCAGCACTACTAAAACTTAATCCAGTTCCATAACCAACAAGAGTGTTAGAATAGCCGTTAGTCATAGTCACGCCTGAATTAACTCCAACAGCTGTATTTGTTCCACCTGTGTTTATCGCACCTAAAGCTTGATAACCTATAGCCACATTGTCATCTGCTGAAGTAATAGCATCTAAAGCATCTAAACCTAAAGCTGTATTTCTACTAGCATTGTTTAAGGTACCTGTCGTGGTGTGACCTACTATTATAGAGTCAGTAAAGTTTGTACCTTCTATTTTATGAGCAACACCACTACTAGTTGCTGTAACTGTTAAAGTATCACCTGACATTGCAGTACTAATACCTGTGCCGCCGGCAACAGTAAGTGTATCACCTGGTGTTATTGCTGTGGATCCACTATCACCTGCTACAGTAGTATCAGACACAGTAAAATCAATGTTTCCGTTAGTATCATCATAACCTACGGTTATACCAGTTTCTGTACCATCTAACATTCCGCCTACGAAATCTTCAACTTGTTCTTGTGTTAATTGGGTGTTTGTGTCTGTAGGTGTTGCAAACTCTAATGCGCTTCCGCCTGAGTTTACCTGTAGTACTTGTCCTGCAGAACCTATACTAGGAAAAGCAGCAGATCCACCGTTAACAGCGTATATTTCTATAAAGTTATCGTTGCATATATCAAATGCACTTCTTAAAGGTGTTCCAGTGCCGTCATTAGCGGAAGATCCTATATTTATTGATTGTTTAGCCATTTTTTATTTTAATTTTTTACATTATTGTATCGTCAGCAGAAAATATAGTGCTGTCAGCTTTTATTTCAGTGTTGTCTGCTCTTAGGTTAAAAACCTCTTCTACCAGGTTACGTACATTACGCCAATATGTTACAAATATCTTATTACCTATTATACTCATTGCTTAGTATATAAGTATTATATCATCTGCAGTTGTACCAAAGTCAAAAACTCTGTCTACTTGTATTGGTAAAAATGATCCAGCTGCTACATTTTGAAACAATACAGCTCTATATATTTCGTAACTTTCGCCACTAGCCATTATGTTAGCGGAAACATTTGCAATATCAACTAAAGATATATCTCCACCATCTGCAACAGAAGCTACAGAAGCAACTGTGCCATCCGTAGTATTTACTACTAAATCTCTTGGAGCAACATGAGTTCCATTTTTTGTCCACTTGTTAACAAATCTTTTTGTGCTATCACTAAGTTTATTAGTTACAGTTGAGGTAGCTGTTCCGGTTACAACAGGAGCGGATTGACCTGATAGTAAAACACAAAGATCTCCTTGTGTTCCAACATATACGCCAGCTCTGTTTTGACCTGAAAAAAAAGTATTTTGGTTAATGTTAAATTTATCACTTGAGTTTAAAAAATCTATTGCACCACTTCCTTTAGTGCTAGCATCTTTTATAACTATAGCTCTATTGACTGTTTCTACACCGTTTTTTTCTCTGCTTTCATCATTTGATTTAATAGGATCGCTTATAATATCTCCGTATGCCATTTTTTTTTATTTTATCTAGTTTTATCTTTATTAATTAGTTCTATTGCTTTTTTCATTACCTTATCAGTGTATGTTTTACCTTGCATAATAACGTTGCGTTGTTTGCTTGTAGGTAAATCTTCTTGACCTAGTAATATTCTATATATTTTGTTTATTAAAAGCTTGCACTTAACCGAGGTTTTGTATAAGCTGTATTTTTGTGTTGTATTGTTTCTGTGTCTCCACACTGTTATCCAACCTTCTCTTACAAGTCTTTGCCATCTTCTTTTATCCCAAGAATATGTATAAGTACCGTTTAAAAAGTCTTGACGCGTGAATAAATCTACACAGTCAAAATAAATTAAAAGCTCTAGATCAGCATCGTTTAGGTTGTTGTTTTTACAAGCCCACTTTCTTACAATGCGATAATGCTTGAATAAGCCAATGTCTTTTATATCTTTGGCATCTAGCTTTCTCATAAAACTATAACAACGTCTTGCTGCTTTATAACTAATAGAACTTCTTCTTCTAGCTCTATATTAAAGCCTGCCTGCTTGTCATAATATATAGTATCACCTGCTTTTACTCCGTTTACCAAATCGCCAGCAGATTTAATAATACCTTTGCGGTATCTTATATCTTCTTTTATTTTATCGGTAAAAATAAGCCCACCTTTTGTCTTAGTAGGCTTTTCTTTTACTTCTTTTATTACTAAAAATATACCTATAGCTTTCATTACTCTCTCATATTATTGATTACACAATCAGTTGAGAGTATCGTAGTTGCCACAGATACCGCGTTTTTAAGTGCTGTCTTAGTAACTAATACTGGATCAATAATACCAGCTTTTATCATACTTACTTGTTTACCAGTTACAACATCTATACCCCAGCCTTTTTTATTAGCTTGTGTAGTAGTGTCTAAACCTGCGTTATTAAGTATTACTTTGTAGGGCGCTTTTATTGCTTCTATAAATATTTTTTCACCTTCGGTTTTACCACTAAGCTTTTGCGCAGCATTAAGTAAAGCTATACCACCGCCCGGCACTATACCTTCTTTAACCGCAGCTTTAGTAGCGTGAATCGCATCATCAACACGATCTTTCTTTTCCTTAAGCTCTACATCAGAATTAGCACCTACAGTTATAACCGCCACGTTGCCTGATAATACGCCTAAGCGCTCTTGTAGTTTTTCGGTTTTTAAACTAGGTGTATTACTATTGAGTTGATCTTCTATAGCTTTAATTCTTTCTTTTGCAGCGTCTGGTATGCTTGTGACTTTTAAAACTGTAGACTTGTTGTCTGATACAGCTTTTTCACACTCACCTAACATATCAGGTGTTATAAGATCTATATCGTCTCCGTACTCTTCGTTAATATGAGTAGCACCAGTTACTGCAGCAATATCGTCTAAAAAGTCTTTTTTCCAAAAACTAAATCCTGGAGGTGCAACTACATTAGCTTTTATATTGCCTTTAATTTTATTCATAACTAAAGCACTCATCGGTTGTTTTTCTAGCTCACCGATTATAAGTATGCTTCTGTTATTTTGTACAGCATGCTCTAATACTGTTTGTATTTTTCTTACTGTTGTTATTGGTGATGATACCAATAGTACTAGAGGTTTTTCTAGTGTTACATTTTGTTTAGTGACATCTGTTACAAAGTTTGGATTTGCAAACCCTTGGTTTATCTGAGAGCCAGACACAACTTCAACACTTGTTTCATCAGCGCCATCTGAGTTCATGAAAACAGTACCGTTCTTACCTACTTTTTTAAACGCTTCACCTATAATAGATCCTAGTTCTGTATCGTTGTTAGAAGATATTGAAGCTACTTGATCAATCATATCACCTTCAACTGGTATAGATACTTTGTCTAAGTATTTTACAGTTTGGCTATACGCTTTATTTATGTCATTTTTAATATCTCTTAGAGAACTTTTATAATCTTTAGCTTGTTCTAGTATTGAGTGAGCTAATACTGTAGCGGTGGTTGTACCATCACCTGCTTCGCTTACTGTTTTTCTAGCTGCTTCTTTTATAAGTGTTGCACCTATGTTTTCTACTGGATTATGTAAGTTAACTGAATTAGCAACAGTTACACCATCTTTAGTTATCATAGGACGTCCCATGAAGTCTTCTAAGATTACACATTTACCGCTAGCTCCTAATGTAGAGCTAACGGCTTGTGTTAATTTAGTGATACCAGCAAAGACTTTATCTTGAGCATCACTGCCAAAGTTTAAGTTCTTCACTATTTCTTGTGAGTTTTGCATTGAATTAAATTAGATTAAATTGAAATTACTACTTAAATGTTTTAACTACTTTTGGGCCTTTTAAATAGTCGAGCTTTTTCGTGTAATGCTCAACTGAACTGTCAATTGCTTGTTCAGCGCCTTCAATAGTTTCTCGACGAGTAACGTCGATCCAAGTCTCTTTATTAGGGTCTTGGTACTCGGTTTGATAAAATCCATTAGGTAGCTGCACTATACGCCAACTGGCTTTATTAGATACATGCTCCCATAATTGTTTGGTTTCATCGGAAATTTGCGGTTGACTACTCCACGATTGAGTCTGGTAAAAAAACGTCATTGGTTTTGGTTTTTAATTGTTATTATTTGGTTTGCTCTAACCCGAGCAGGGTTTATTTTTTATGTAGCTTCTGAACTTTAAAGTCAGCGGTTAAGCTAGCTCCTTTATGTTTTACAAACTTACCAGAGTGTTTCATTAACTTTGGTGCTCCGCCACCGGACTTCATCCAGTGGTAGCCTTTTGGTGCTTTTACTTTCATTACTTTTTCTTACCGTACATTTTAGGCTTACCGTACATCATTGGTTTGCTGCTATTGTAATCCATAGCCATTGCCATGTCTTGAGCCATTTTTGGAAAATTACTACTGTCTACCATTTTAGGCATAGCCATTTTAGCTCTTAACATAGAAA